TATAGACAAAAATCTTCCATTTTTGGTGAGATTGAATACAAACCTCTCGATAATGGACGTGTACAAATTCTAAATAATTTTGAACAAGATAATATAGTTTTTGTAGAAATACCACAACTGAATAAGTTTGGATATAATGGCACTAGATTCCACAAAAAAGGTGCTGAACAATTAAAGAGATTATGGGCAGAATGGCAAGAACTCGGATTACTTGACGGAATACTAACATTTAGTCCTGCAGCATTTTCTCCAAGATATTCAAAATCAAAAGGAAGTCGTTCACTTAGTAGTCATACTTGGGGTATTGCGTTCGATATAAATCAACGATGGAATGATTTGTATGAAACACCAGCTGCATTGGGTACTAAAGGTTCTGTTAGAGAACTTGTACCATCAGCTATAAAATGGGGATTTTTCTGGGGAGGTTGGTGGACTGGTACACCCGATGGTATGCACTTTGAAATTTCAAGAGTTCTTGACCCAAATACACTAAAATTTGTTTAAATATAGTTATTAGTATACAATAATTAAAGGACTATAAAAATGGATACGAAATCATTTTTAAAAGAAATCAGGTCAATTATAAGAGAAGAAATAGATTATGCTCTTGATAAACGACTAAAGAAAACACAAAAACCGGTTGAAGAAACGGTCAAACACGGAGTTTCTTTGTACAAAGAAGCACTTCAGAGTGGAATGAAAAAGAAACCGGTTCAAAAACAAACTTCAAATTCTAAATTAACAGGAATACAAGATATTCTTGAACAAACTAGAAGAAGTTTACAAGAAAGTACAAGATACGATGAAGAATTTGGTGGAACTGAAATGTCTTTTACAACAGATTCACTAAATGCTTTTGCAAGACCTTCACATGGAGCAATTCCACAAGGAGTTGACCCAAATGAATTAACACCAGAAGTGGCAAATGCCTTAACTCGTGATTATTCAGCACTTATGGCAAAAATAAACGAGAAAAAGGGAGTATAATGATTGGCTAGATTCAGACGAAAAAGCATCATTATAAATGAACCTAGTTCATCTATTGATTATTATGTAAAACCAATCGGCGTTACTATACCTTTTAATAATCCACAAGGTATATTTTTTCAAAGTTATACGAACAGGGTTCAAGTATTTTCAAATGTAAAGAATTTACTACTGACAGCCAAAGGTGAACGATACGAATTACCTGATTTTGGAACAGAGTTACGTTATATTTTGTTTGAAAACATAACTGACGAAGCTGAATTTACAGAAAAAATAAAAGGCGAAATAATTGACGCATTAACAACTTGGATTCCATATGTTGGTATAACGCAACTTGAAGTTAAGTTTAATATGACTGATGATGGGCGAGTTGCAGAACCAGACCATGCTATTGGAATATTCCTCGAACTGAAAATCGTCGGTACAAACATATATTTACCGATTCAGATATTTATATCAGATACGGGTAATTTGAGAATCCAAGAGGCACAAAACTAATGGCTGATTTAGTAAAAAAAGACATCAGGTATCTTTCACGAGATTTTCCTTCTCTTAAACAGAATCTTATAGATTTTGCAAAGAACTATTTTCCAGATACATACCAAGATTTTAATGAATCATCTCCTGGTATGATGTTTTTGGAAATGGCGGCATATGTGGGTGATGTTTTATCGTACTATACAGATACATCTTTACAAGAGTCTCTTATTTTACAAGCATCTGAACGTCAGAACATCTTAAATATTGCCCAGTCTCTCGGATATAAACCAAAAACAAATATCGCTTCTAATGTAAAATTGGATGTATTTCAAATAGTTCCGGCAATCGGTTCGGGCACATCAAATAGACCTGATTACTCTTACGCATTTGCAATAGAACCTGGAATGGTCGTTGCATCGGATAATAGAAATATAACAACTGAATTTAGAACAACTGATTATCTTGATTTTAGATTTTCTAGTAGTTTAGACCCATTAGAGGTAACTGTATTTTCAGTATCAGATACACCACCATTTGAACCAACATATTATCTTCTTAAAAAATCAATAAGTGCTGTTTCTGGTGTTATTAGGTCAAAGACATATTCGTTTGGTGAACCAAAGCCATACGATAAGATAGAACTTGAAGATACAAACATAATAGACATATTATATGGTATAGATTCAGATGGAAATAAGTGGTATCATGTACCATTCTTAGCACAAGATACAATCTTTGAACCAACACCTAATATATCAAGAAATGATAGAACGTTGTCAACATATAGAGATGAAACTCCTTATCTTTTGAAGTTAAGAAAAGTTTCGAGAAGATTTATAACAAGACAACTTGATAATGGAAAAATAGAAATTCAATTTGGTGCTGGTGTTTCTGATTTAGACGATGAATTACTTGTACCAAACCCTGATTTAGTAGGAAACTCTCTAACAGGAATAGAAAGTCCTTCATCCGCAGATATTGACCCATCAAATTTCTTGTACACGAAAACATATGGACTTGCTCCAAACAACACAGATATTACAATATACTATACAACTGGTGGTGGTATTAAAGACAATGTTCCAAGTGAAACAATAACACGATTAAAATCTCGTTCGATTGTTTTAGATGAAACAGGATTGTCTCTTCCATTATACAATCAGGTACTTGGTAGTTTAGCAGTAACCAATCCAGAACCAGCTGCTGGTGCAAAACAAGGAGAAACAGTAGACGAAATTCGTCAAAATGCTCTTGCTTATTTTGCATCACAAAATCGTGCGGTTACAAAAGAAGATTATATCATACGAACATATAGTCTTCCACAAAAGTATGGTGGTGTTGCAAAAGCATATATCACAAAAGATGACCAATTAACAGTAGACTCTATTTATAATTCTGATAGAGTGGCAAATCCTCTTGCATTAAATTTGTATCTTCTTGGATATGATGCATTCGGTAAATTAACAAGAATAAATGATGCAACCAAAGAAAATTTAAAAACATATCTTGGTTATCATAGAATGTTAACAGATGCAATCAACATAAAGGATGCTTACATAATTAACGTTGGTATTGAATTTGAAATAATAACAATGCCAGACCAAAACGGTAATCAAGTCATCCTTCGTTGTATTGATAGATTAAAACAATACTTTGATATAAAGAAATGGCAAATAAATCAACCGATAGTCATAAGCAATGTATTTACAGAATTAGACAAGGTAGTCGGTGTACAAACAGTAGTTGATGTTAGATTTACAAATCTAATCGACCCAGATATTGGTTATGCTCCGAACGCATATAATATTCAACAAGCAACAAAGGATGGTATTATATTCCCATCGTTAGACCCATCTATCTTTGAAATAAAATACCCAGATAACGATATAATTGGTAAAGTGAGGGCATTTGGATGATATACACCATATACGCTCAAAAAGATGCAACTATCTACGAGAGAACCGAATCTCTAAATACAGGCACAGACCAAATACTTGAGCTGAAACACGAGTACGTCAATAATACTGATATTTACAATAGTAGATTTCTTTTAAAGTTTGATACAACAGAATTAGAGACAAAAATAAATTCTGGAAAAATTTCTTCAAATGCAAAGTATTATCTTTCTTTAAGAACATCGGACGTTCTAGAGATACCGCAAGAATATGAAATCTATGCATATCCTGTAAGTTCTTCTTGGTACAATGGTACTGGTAAGTATTTCAATAAACCAATTACAACAGATGGTGTATCTTGGAGATACAGAACATCAAGAACTGTTGGAGTGGAATGGGATATACCACCTGCAACTTCAAGTTATGAATGGGATAATATATCGGACTCGTGGATTGATTCTGATCTTTTATTTGGTTCAAACATCACTGCAGATGTTACATCTTCATATTTTACAAACGAAGGAGGTGGAACATGGTGGACATGGGATGGTGCGGAATGTACTCAATCTTTTGTCTATCAGTCGTCTGACGTTTATATGAATGTTACTTCCATTATAAATAAATGGGTAACTGGTTCTGGTAGATTTCAAAATGATGGCATGATTATTAAATTCAGTAATGAAATAGAATCATCAAATCAAACAATAACAAGTTTAAAATTTTTTGGTGCAGATAGTAATACGATATATGTACCAAGACTACACGTCGTATGGGACGATTCTACTTTTTCTACTGGAAGTTTAACACCGGCAGACTCTGAAAATCTGGTATTAAATGTAAAATTAAAAAAACAATATATCGAATCTGAAAAGGCGAAGATAAGAATATCTTGCAATTCAAGATACCCTCAAAAAACATATACCACTCAGTCATACTATACACAGGTGTATTATTTACCATCTTCTTCATATTATGAAATTAGAGATGCACATACTGATGAGATAATTTTACCATTTGACACGATTGGGTCAAAAATAAGTTGTGACTCCGAAGGAAACTATTTCAATATTTGGATGGACTCTTTCCAACCGGAAAGATTTTACAGAGTAGTAGTAAAAGTAGAATATGACGGAGGTGATAACGTACAAATTTTTGATAACAATTATTACTTTAAGGTTGTAAGATGAGTCAGCAAATAGACTTGGTAAAGTTTCTATTTTTGGCAGATGTTGACATTAGTCAAGCAGAATACATACTTGACAATTTTTCTAATTTTACTATGCCAACCTATGAAGACTTTTTTACATTCTTCAAAAATAACGGTATAACATTAAACAGATACAAAAGAAGAACACCCGACGACCAAGTAGAATTGATAGAAAAATTCAAGGCATTTAAACAGTCTTACGAATATGAGATCATAAAGAAATATATTGAAGAAGAAAAAAAATTAAAAACACTTCTTGGTTCCAACGACCCAAATCTAATAAGCCAAGCACTTTCAGATACAGTTTTAAAGTATAAGCTAGATGTTTTTGATTATTATATTGTACGAAAAGTATTAACTGGTAATGAGTTCGGTGTTTTACCATCAGAACAATTAAAAGAAACTTTGTCTCAATTAACAACACCAACTGACCAATTTCCAATGGACGGTGATTTAATTCGTGATGAAGAACAAAGAGTGGTTTCTTATGAAAACATATTGAGAAATTCTGGACAGGTGATGGTTCCAACTAGAGATGAAAGATATACTACCTCTAGATTTGAATATATCTTACAAAGAAATTTTGAGTCACTACCAGATGCGGTAAATGCAAATAAGAATGTTCTGAAACGTTTTGCAGAAGCAAGATTAAATCCAGCAACTGCCCAACAGGATATACAACAGTTCTTATCCGATGTTCAAAACTTAAAACTTGTTATGCCAAATTCGGTTGCTAGTTTGGAAGCTCAAATTGATAGATTATCGAACATAATAAAGGCAAAACAAGAACTGATAGATTCTATGGTTAGTTCTGAAATAGAACACGAAGCATTTATAGATTCTATTGCATTGGATAATGTTGGTAAAGACAAAGAAATTGATAATAAAAATGAAACAATACAAACATTGGAAACCGCTGTTAGTGGTACATTAGATGATTTACAAAAGAATATCGCTCAACAAATGGACAATATGACTATGGCGATAGATACATTAGCTGGAAATCTTGTAAATCAAGCAAATGCTGCAAATGGAGCTCAAGACCAACTAATTACGGCACTTAACGCACAAATAACATCATTGAAAACTGAAAATGATTCTTTAGAGAAGAGAATAAACGATTTGATAACAAAGAATAATCTTAAAATTTAAGTAAATGGCTAATTTTGAATATAAAAATATTGATGAAATTTTATCTACGTCGTTACCAATTCGAGGTATTCGTGTTGGTTTAGATGATAATGGACTTTTAGAAAAAGTAAGTTATCCTTTTACGATAGATCCATCCGACCCAAAATTAAATAACTTTGAGTTTCATGTATTTTTACCAAACGGTGCATATATTGGAACGGTTTATAACTTACAGTCATGGAAATTAGACACATCAATTGTATCAAATCCTAATGTAGTTCTTGATATACACCGAGATATGAGAAGGTCTTCTCTTTTACCGGGTGTTTATAAAGTAGTCTATAACTTTTTTAAAGACGTAGTTGGTGGATATAGTCAACCAGTAAAACTTTTTGTATCGGATATATCCCAGGATAGGTCAGAATTAAAAGTTTCATTGATAAATCCTGATTCTACCGATGGTAAAGAACAATTAAAACGATTTGTACTTAAATACCTAAATCCATCAGACATTATTCAGTCTTATGTTTTGAACTTTGGTGAAAATAAAATTTCAAACATAATAAATGTAACATCGGATGGATTTCAAGAAAGTTTTTATGTAAAATTATACGAACCACTTCCTGAAGATTTAGATATTTTTGCAGAGTGTTGGGTATCCGAAGAATTTATGAAGCCGTACATAGAGACGGTAAATTATATTGCTGAAGAAATACCAATACAAATACCAGAATTAAAAGGTCCAAATTTCGAAGTCGATTACGACTATTGGACAACAACAGAGACCGAATATAAGTCTTGGAATGATATTTTATCAGCAAATGTTCAAACTTCTCAAGAAATATTAGACAGATATATTTCTTCGAGCAATATTCCAGTTCAACTTAATGTAAATTATCGAGAATTTGAAAACTTTGTATTTTATTCATCTGCTGAAGATAGAATAAACAATTTTGTTTATAAAGTGGAATTACTTGAACGGTATAATAACGAGTTAAATACTCTAGCAACTTATACTGGTTCAATTGGTTCAAATACAACAAAAATACGTGGTTTTAGGGATAGGTTAATATCTGGATTTGATAATTTTGAAAAATGGTTGTACTATGAAACAACTGGAAGTAACTACTATACAAGTCAAGCTACTGCATCAATAGTACCATATCCAAAATATGAAATGAGTGTAACTTCAAGTGATTACACCATTGCAACAAAGGAAGGTAAATTTAAGATATACACATCTGGTTCCAATGAGGTTGATGATTGGTATAATCGAGTTATAGATTTAGCAACTGATTATGACCTTAAAAATTATAATTCGTTGAATAAAGCAATACCTGAATATCTTCGAGAAGACCCTGACAATCAACAGTTTGTAACATTTGTAAACATGATAGGTCAGCATTTTGACATCATGTATGTTTATACAGATCACATCGTAAAGAAAAATCTTCGAGAAGAACATCCAAAAGATGGTATGTCTCAAGACCTTATTTATGATGTTGCAAAGAATCTTGGTTGGACTCTTTCACATGGAACTCAAACAAAAGACCTTTGGGAATATGCTCTTGGTGTTAGTGGTAGTGGAGAACCCGTTTGGACTGGTAAAACAACTACAAACAAATATCTTGCGAAATCTGAAGAAGAAAGAACAAAAGAAGTATGGAGACGTATTCTTAATAACCTTCCATACATTTATAAATCAAAAGGAACTGGTCGTGGTGTAACTGCTCTTTTAGCAGCTTATGGTATTCCACAAACTCTTCTCACTATTAGAGAATATGGTGGACCAGATAATGCAGATATTGGACAAATACCAAGAGCCCAGTGGGAAAAACACACATATTACTTGAACTTTTCTGGTAGTTATCCGTTACCTACAAGACAACATCACGTAAGAGTGCCGTGGGAAAAAGTCTACAATGAATTTAACCAATGGCAATATCCAGATACAGTTACATTTAGATGGAAACAAGAACCTGCCTCTCTTTATTCATATCAAGGAGACCCAGTACAAACACTTTTACAAAAACAATCTGGTAGTAGAATTGATTGGTTTGTTACTGTTGATAAAAATGGCGGTACGGATTATGATAAAGGTACTCTTACATTTTATCTTGCAAGTGGTTCGTCATATAAATCGGCATCTATTGTTGATGAGTATCTTTATGATGATATTCCTCTAAATCTTATGATAAGAAGAAGTGTAAGTACAGATTTAACTTCTTCAAACCAAACATACGATTTTATTTTAAAGACGAACAAGTACGGAAAAATTGCAGTCGAACGTTCTGCTTCAATAACAATAAATGGTTCTGTTAGTGGTAGTTTTAATCAATCTTGGGCATCTGATGGAACGTTATACATTGGGTCTGGTTCAAATCCACAAACAGATAAAATTTTGTCTGGTTCTGTATTTGAATTAAGATATTGGACAAAACAATTATTCGAAGACTCTTTTAATAATCATGTTTTAGCAGCCCGTGCATATAATGGAAATACAGATACATCATCATTCTACGATTTACAGGCTCAATTTAAGTTCTGGCAAAAGTTTGATGTTGCAGTAACTACAAGTATATCAAGTTCACATCCAGACCAATCAAAAACTTATTTTTCAAGTTCTGCAAAAATGGCAACATTTTATAACTTCGATGAAGGTTCATTTGAACCAATCGTTGAGACTTATAATATGGAAGTTGCCACTCTTGGAAATAATACAATCTATACAGAAAAAATCCGTATTGATAGTGGGTCTTTAGTTGGTGGTTTAAGTAAAGATTATAGAGCGGAAGTTTCGGCATTTGATAAGTTCTCTGTTGATTCAGATAAACTTATGATTGCATTTTCTCCACAAAACGTTATAAATGAAGACATCTATGAATCAATAGGTGGAACAGAGTTAGATGACTATATTGGTACATACAGTAATATATCTGCAAATGAATATAAAGAGTTAAAATGGTTGGCAAGAGAGTATTGGAAAAAATATCCAAACAGAAATGATTTTACCGCGTATATTCGTTTAATATCGAAATTTGATTTTAGTGTATTTGACCAAATTAGACAAACACTTCCGGCAAGAAGTAATCCAATACTTGGTCTTGTTGTTGAATCAAATATCTTGGAAAGAAACAAAGTAGATGGTGCAGGAAGAATATTTACTGGAACAACCAATTATACTTTTGATTCCAATGAAATTTCTTCTTCTGCAACAATTTATCAAAAATATGATTCCAATACCGCAACTATTGTAGTTGGAGATAGTCAAGAAGGTGAAGTTCAAGATATTGCCGATGACATAGATATTGAACCGACTTTACCGATAGTGGTACAACAAAAAGTTGGTTTAATAACTGGTTCTATTGTAGATACGTCTGTAACATACAACAACAATAAAACTACCGTTGATATAAATGTTGACCCATACGTTGATTACAACGATAAAAAAGCTTTAATCGATAACTTATTACTAGACACCAACGTCTCTTATACTCCAAAAAATACATCGATACAAATACCATTTGACACGAGTATAAACTACGAAATAAAAGAAGGAACAATAGACGAGAAGAAATTAGATGCAGACGTTGAATATTCTAATAAAGAATCTGTAATATCTGATAACATACCCGATACGAATGTTTTGTTGTCAACAAATAATGGTAATATTGGTTCTTTAAGAGAAGATGTAAACATAGACTACAACACCAAACGTACACTAATAAATGTAACAGAAGAGGAATTAAATTCTACATATAATGGAATAAAAGGACAAATATATGAAGAGTTGCCAAAAGAACTTCAAAGTAACTACAATACAATACAGGGTACAACAACAAATATAAATGGTAGTACACTTATAAAATATGTAGTTGGTTCATTTAACATTTTACAAGATTATGCGAATTACACTATAAACACAAGTACAACATATGATAGAAGTAATATAGTTCCAACTGGTAGTAGTTTAAATATTGGATATGGTGGAGGTTGGATAACACAAAGTAATGATATTATGAAGTCTTTGTCTTTTATTGAGACAATAACTGGTTCAAGAATCGATAATTTCTATAATTCACACTATTTATTTTACACTAGCTCTGCTAAGTATGATGCAAAAGACCCATATTCTTCATCGTTAATTCAGTCTAGTGTTCAGAATCAACATAATTTGGCAACAAGTATACGTCATCATAGATTTGAAGGTAGTAAACTTATAGGACCGGATATAAATGTAAATTCTGATGGAACTTTAGATGGAACACCGGTTGTTGAAGTCTATATTGTAGATTCAAAAGAAATAGTTTATAGAACTTACACAGATGGTGGAAATTTATCGGCAATTTGATATTTATTTATAACGACTAAATAAATTTTTGATAGGAGAAAAAAATGGGCTATTTAGACAATAGTACAATCACAGTAGATGCTATCTTGACAAAAAGAGGAAGAGAGCTTCTAGCACAAGGAAGAGGACAAGTTGGTGGAGCAACGGCTTTTCAAATTACTCGATTTGCTCTAGCGGATGACGAAGTTGATTATGATTTATGGAACCCAGCACACCCACTTGGTTCAAATTATTATGGTGCAGTTATTGAGAATATGCCAGTTACAGAG